GAAGCCAGTGACAACGACTTCTGGGCAAACAACCAGATGGCTGAATCCGTTCCGGGCAAGTTCTCCGGCGGTACAGCAAACCTGACAGTCGACGGCCTGCTCATGCCGGCACGGAGGCTGATCCAGGGGCTGCCGGCAACCGGCCAGGACGGCTGGACCGCCGTCGGCGATACATCCGTCGCTCCATACGTGGCTATCGGATACCTGGTCCGCTTCATGAGCGGCAACGTGATCAGCTGGACACCGACCATCCTGGTCAAAACTAAGTTCAACCCGTTTGCAGATGCAGCGGCAACCGAAGACCAGGGCGAAATCGACTGGCAGGCTCAGGCGCTGACAGCAAAGATCTTCAGAGCTGACAACGCAACCCACGACTGGTGCTGGATCGGCGACGACTTCGACACGGAAGCCGGTGCGCTGGCCGCAATGAAGACCAAGCTGGGCGTTCAGGGCTAAACACACAGGATCGGAGGATAAACCATGATCATTAGGGGAAAAGAGCGGCGCTTCGAGCTGAATGTTCAGAGCCACGAGGAAATCGCGAAGAATCTCAGAGATGAGGACTTCGCGAACTTCGGCGAGCTGTACCAGCGCGGATCGCTGGCCACAATCAAGGCGGACATCATGCTGGCAATCATCATGAACCGCGCGTTCGAGGACCACCGGGCATATGATAATCCGGACTATAAGCCGGACTATCTGACCGAGGAAGATTTCAGATTCTTCAGCCAGGCTCAGCTGGCGGAGCTGGAAACAGAGCTGACCAAAGCGATGAATGCCGGCAACGAGATCAGCGTCGAGACCGAAGAACCGAAGGCGTCCGGAAAAAACGCAGACGGGGCAAAGGAATAAAGATCCGGCTGAACTTTGCCTGGCTTTACTATTACGGCCGGAGAATGGGAATGACACGGAACGAGGTCCTGTTCACCCGATACGGGGAGATGCGGGACCTCATCTCGTGTTATCTGATCGAAAAAGGCGAACTAAAACCAAAGAAGAAAAAACTGAGCTATGAGGAAATCATGATGCTCAAATAATACGAAAGGCGGGTGGACCATGGCTGTAAATATCGGACCAAAGATCGGCGTCGAAGGGGAACCCGAATACAGAACAGCGATAAACAACATTATCCAGCAGCAAAAGACGCTGAACGCAGAGATGCAAAAAGCGGCGGCGGTCTTCAATAAAGACGCAGATGCGAAGAAGAAAAGCGCTGCGCAAATGGAGATCCTGAACAAGCAGATCGCAAACCAGAAGGAACGCGTGAGCCAGCTGCAGACGATGTATGAGAAATCACTGCAGAAGACCGGGGAGAATTCAACAGCCACGCTCAAGTGGAAACAGGCCCTGGCGGAAGCGGAGACAGAGCTGGCAAAGATGGAAAGCCAGCTCCAGTCGATGAAGGGACCGGAAGCCCTGGCAGATCAGCTGGAAGCGTCCGGAAAGAAGCTGCAGGACCTGGGGAAGCAGATCAGCGGCGTCGGCGACACGATGACCAAGACGATCACCGGACCGCTGGCCGCGATCGGTGCAGCATCAATAAAAGCATTCAACGACGTGGACGCAGGCGTGGACACCATCGTGAAGAAGACCGGAGCCGCCGGAGATGCGCTGGCAGAAATGCAGGGCATCATGGAGGACCTGGCCACCACCATGCCGACGACATTCGAGAATGCCGGCGCGGCGATCGGTGAAGTTAACACCCGCTTCGGAGTGACCGGCAGCGAACTGCAGGAGCTCTCCGGGCAGTTCCTGAAGTTTGCAGAGTTAAACGGAACCGACGTCAGCAACAGCATCGACACAGTACAAAAGATGATGGCATCCTTCGGCCTGCAGGCGGAAGACACCAGCGCGGTGCTGGATCTTCTGAACAAGGTCGGCCAGGACACCGGAATCAGCGTGGACCAGCTGGCGAGCAGTCTGGTGACCAACGGATCCGCACTGAGAGAACTCGGGCTGAATGCGGCCGATTCCGCGCGTCTGATGGGAGAACTGGAGAAATCCGGCGTGGACACCAGCACCGTGATGACCGGCCTGGCAAAGGTACAGAAAACAGCATTCAGCGAAGGAATCACCATGAGCGAAGCGCTGGCCAAGGCGGTCAGCAGTTCAGGCGACGCTGTGGACATCTTCGGAGCGAAGGCAGGCCCGCGGCTGTATGAAGCATTCCAGAGCGGGATCCTGAGCCTGGACATGTTCACCGGCGGAGTATACGACCTGGAGGACACGCTGGGAAGCGTCTCTGAGACATTCGAAACAACGCTGGACCCGATAGACCAGTGGCAGATGACCATGAACAGCCTGAAGGTGACCGGTGCGGAGATCGGCAACGCGCTGGCAACGGTGGTGGCACCGATGCTGCGTCAGGTCGCGGAAATGGCACAAATGGCAGCGGAATGGTTCAAGGGGCTGGATGAATCGACCCAGCAGAACATCGTTCGTTTTGCCGGGTTAGTCGCGGCCGTGGGGCCGATCGTTTCGATCATCGGCAGAGTGACGACCGGCATCGGCGGGCTGATCACAACCGGCGGCAAGCTGGTGACCATGTTCAACACGGCCGGCGGAGCAGCCGGGATCATGAGCTCTGCAGTGGCAGCACTGACATCCCCGATGGGGATCGCGGTGGCGGCAATCGGAGGGCTGATCGCGGCAGGCGTCCTGCTGTATAAGAACTGGGACACGATCAAGGCATACGCGACCCAGCTGAAAGACAACGTGGTCGCGAATTTTAACGCGATGAAAACGTCAATCTCCAATGTCTGGGAGGGCATCAAGAACACGGTCTCCAGCGGCGTCCAGAGAATCAAAAACATGATGAACTTCAGATGGAGCCTGCCGAAGATCACGCTGCCGCACATCAGCGTCAGCTGGTCGGATCTCGGATGGGGCCTGCGGATTCCGCGGCTCAGCGTCTCCTGGTATAAAAAGGCGTACAACAACCCGATGATGTTCACCAGCCCGACGGTCATCCCGACGGCATCCGGCCTGAAGGGATTCGGCGACGGTAACGGAAACGAGATCGTGATCGGCCAGAGCACCCTCATGAACATGATGACGGCGGCGGTCCAGAGATCCGGAGCCGGGAACACCATCAACGTGGTGGTCAATCCATCCGCCGGCATGGACGAGGAAGAACTGGCAGAGCTGGTGGCGGACAAGATCAACGAGCAGCTGCAGCAGGGCCAGGAGGTATTCGCATGAGGCGGAACATTCCAATCTGGGATTATTTCATTTTCAACGGCAAGAGCTGCCTGGACTTCGGCGTGAAGATCAGCGAAGGCGACTGGGACAGCGCGGAGCGGGACATCGAATCATACTCCGTGCCCGGAAGATCTGGAGACCTGACAGTCGACAATGGCAGATTCAAAAACAAGCGGATCACTTATCCGGCATACATACCGGAAGACCTGGAGGACCGGCTGGCGGCATTCGTTGACTTCATGATGAGTCAGCCGGGATATTTCCGGCTGGAGGACACTTATCACCCGGAGATCTTCAGGCTGGCACGATACAGCGGCCCGACGGATATGAAAAAGACCCGGTTCGCGGAAGGCGCAACGTTTAACGTCGAGTTCGATGCGATGCCGCAAAAGTGGCTGAAATCCGGGGAGATTCCGATCGAGATCACAGAGCAGATCGAACTGTACAATCCAACGTTCCAGACGGCCCTGCCGAAGATCGAAGTCACGGCCGGAACCGGAGAGCTCTGGATCGATGACCAGCGGATCACCATCACAGCAAACAACGGGGCCCTGATCATCGACTCGCAGATGCAGAACTGCTATGAAGGCACGACAAACCGGAACGGCGCGGTGAGCTTCAGCAACGGAGAATATCCGGCGCTGGGGCCGGGGATCCACACAATCACGCCGGGAACCGGAATGACAATCAAACTGACACCAAGGTGGTGGCGCGTATGATTCTAAAAATCTTAGATACAGCGAAAAGCCTGACGGAACTGGCCACAGATCAGACGGAAGGTCTGGGCCGGCTGCCGGAGGCGGTAACAGCAACCGTGACGGAAGAACGGAACGGAGCCTTCACGCTTGAATTCAGACTGCCGATGACGGCGGCACACTTCAGCGAGATCGGCCTGGGCGGGCTGATCCTGGCGAAGCCGAACCCATACGATGACCCGCAGATGTTCCGGATCCAGAAGATCAGCAGACCGATCGGCGGGATCGTAACGGTGAAAGCAAACCATGTCAGCTATGACCTGGCGAAGACTTCGGTTCTGCCGTTCTCGACAACCGGAGCCAGCGCTGCGATGACCGGCATCAAGAACAACATGACCGGAGGGTCCGCGTTTCGGTTTTCGACAAACATCACGAACACCAGCAGCACATTCACGAACAAGATTCCGCAGAGCGCGCGGGCATTGTTCGGAGGACAGCAGGGCTCGATTCTGGACACATTCGGCGGTGAATTCGAATGGGACAACCTGCAGGTCAATCTGCTGGCACACCGGGGCCAGGACCGCGGCGTCCGGATCGCATACGGAAAGAACCTGACAGATCTGCGGCAGGACGAGAACATAGAATCGATGTACACAGCGGTCATGCCATACGTTCAGGACGGAAACGGGAACACGGCCGTCGGAACTCTGCAGACCATCGTGCAGACGGCAGAACCAAGGATCCTGAACCTGGATCTTTCTTCCTCCTTCGAAATCTCCGGAGGCACACTGCCGACCTCGGAAGAAATCGACAGCGCGGCGCGGGCATACATTGAGGCAAACAACCTGAGCAGCCCGCACGTTTCAATCGATGTGAAGTTCATCAACCTGGCGGACACCGAGGAATACAAGGACATCGCAAGGCTGGAAGAAGTACATCTCTGCGACACGGTACAGATCGACTTCCCGAAGCTGAACATCTCAGCGTCGGCAAAGGTCAACAAAACGGTCTTTAACGTACTAACGGAAAAGTATGAGAGCATCGAGCTGGGAGACGCAAAGAGCACGCTGGCCCGGAGCATTCTGGATCTGAACAAGCAGGCCGAAGCAGCCGCAACGGAGCAGGCCGGCTTCCTGGATTCGTACGTCATGGGGCTCAGCCAGATCATCACGAACAGCCTCGGGCTGTTCCAGACAGTGGAAACGCAGCCGAACGGAGCCCGGAAGATTTATCTGCACAACGAACCGACGCTGGCGGCATCTCAGTATCAGTGGACGATCAACAGCGGCGGCTTTGCAGTCTCGCAGGACTACGGCCAGACATGGGCTGCAGGAATCGACGCACAAGGGAATGCGGTCTTCAATTCGCTGGCGGCGAACGAGATCAACGCGCTGACCATCAACGGTTCAACGATAAACGGAACGAATATAAACGGCGGAAACATTTATTCTGGCGACATGACATGGTTTGCTGATACCACAAACGAAGCGTCTATGCTTGGCACAGAAATACACATTGACACTGTGGAGGGTTCATATATTCGCGACGGCGTGTCGTTAACTGCCAAAGCCATCCGCTTAGATGCCGAGAACAATGGAATCGTTTGGATAGAAGGCCCTGTCGGCAGGATAATGATCAGCCCCCGCTCAATAGAAATATGGGATGATGCCGGCGCAAGTATCGGCTTGCTTAACGGCGATATTTATATTAAGACAGGCGGGCAAGGAGCATATAAAGTGGCGTGGAAAAACACCAGCGTCGGCTGGGTATTAGGTGCGGTATGATGCGGCTGAATTTAATCCCGAAAAGGGAATACACACGGGCCAGCTGCTCGTGGCACGACACCACAGCAAGAAAGTGGCAGTTTCACATTTACAACGGAAAAGACCGCTGGCAGATCGACGCGGGCAGCGTGACGCTGGAATGTTCCAACGGCGCGGAGGTTCCAGGAACAATCGAGAACAACATGGTGGTCGTGGACTGCACGGCGGAAGTTTCAGCAAAACCAGGGCATTACCGGGCGAAGCTAAGATTCACAAAGGGAACAGCGATCCTGCACACGCAGGCGTTCGATTTATGGGTGGAGGATTTAACTTATGGCACTGATTGAACAGAACTATAACCTGGACCTTGTACCAAGTGGGAAGCCCATGGTTGTCAATGTCAGCCAGTATGACAAAGACAGCCGGAGGCTCGTTTTTAATCTGTTTAACGGCGGCGTGGCATACGCACCGGAGACAGGAACTGCCGCATATATCATGGGCAGTAAGCCGGACCAGACCGGGTTCATTTACGGCATGACCGTGGAGGGAACCAAGGCCAGCGTGGACATTTACCAGCAGATGACCGCGGTCGCGGGAAATATCCCGTGCGAGATCCGGCTGGCAGATCCATCCGGGGCAGTGATCGGATCCGCGAACTTCACGCTGGCAGTGGAAAAGGCGGCCCTGGATGAGGATGCGGTCATCTCAGAGACAGACATCCCGGTGTTTGAGAATCTGGCAGCACAAGCGGCGGCCAGTGCGGCAGAGGCGGCCACATCTGCAGCTGCAGCGCAACAGACGGCTGCATCAATCCATGGCCTCCCGGCCGGAGGAACAGCCGGCCAGATCCTGACGAAGGGATCCGCGACAGATTACGATGCGGACTGGGAAACGATCGATGAACTGCCGGCAGGCGGCACGGCGGGTCAGGTTTTGACAAAACGGTCTGCAACGGATGGAGATGCGGCATGGAGTGATCTCCCGGCAAGCGATATGGCCATCACATTAACATACGAAAACGGGCGTTATACAGCAGATCACACATACGAAGAAATCGTTGCAAACATTAACGGCGGCGGATCTCCGTATGCCGTGTACAACACAAATGTGTACTCGGTTACAACCATCGGATCGACTTGGATAATTTTTTCTAAACCAAGTGTTTATACTGATGGCTTTTCGCTGACAAATACGAACGCATGGACATACATTGTGCAGAAGCCAACAGCACTAAACACGACATACACCAACACCACCAGCGGCCTGAGTGCCACGACGGTGCAGGCGGCAATCGACGAGCTGAAGGCCCTGATCGATGCGATGTAAAGGAAGGCGGGACACCACAGATGATTACTAAAACAATCACGGCATCGTGCCTGAAAGACTATCAGACGATCACCATCGGCCGGCAGATGGAAGACAATCACCGGCAGTTCGTTTTTGATTGCTCCGGCTTCGACGAGGAAGTGACGTCCATCGAGCTGGTGCACCAGCGGAGCAAAGACGTCGCTCCATATCCGGTGGCCACAGCCAGCACCGACACGCTGACCTGGACCGTTACGGACACGGACACGGCTTATGCCGGAGGCGGCCGGGCCGAACTGAGGATCCGGTTTGCAAACGGGATGGCAAAGACGGCAGTCTTTAATACTTCAGTCATTGCATCCATCACCGGAGACACGGTCATCCCGGAACCGCTGCAGAGCTGGTATGATGCGCTCATTGACTATATCGATGACCACGCAGCCACCCCGGAACAGATCGAGGCGGCGGTGGAGGCATACCTGGAAGATCATCCAATCCCGGCACCGGTGCAGAGCGTAAACGGAAAACAAGGGACTGTGGTGCTGACAGCTGCAGACGTCGGCGCGATGCCATCCAGCTATACAGCGCCGGTCACGTCGGTGAACACGAAGACCGGAGACGTCGTCCTGACGGCATCTGACGTCGGGGCGCTTTCGGATCAGACCACAATCCCGACGAAGACCAGCGAGCTGACAAACGACAGCGGATTTATTACATCCGTCCCGGTTACCAGCGTGAACAGCAAAACCGGTGCGGTGGAACTTTCTGCAGCAGACGTGGGAGCATACACAAAACCGGCCGGAGGAATCCCTAAGACAGATATGGCTTCCGATGTTCAGGCATCCCTGAGCCGGGCTGACACGGCCCTCCAGTCTGCTCCTGTTACGTCGGTGAATAACAAGACAGGAGCGGTCACCTTGAACGCCTCGGATGTTGGGGCCATGCCTTCGTCCTATGTCGCACCAGTTCAGAGTGTGGACGGCCAGACCGGAAACGTGCAGATCATGCCGAGCGGCGGCACAGCGGGGCAGGTTCTGACCAAGACGGCAAGCGGGACAGCATGGCAGACACCGCAGGGAGGCGGAGCCGTGGACAGCGTCAACGGCCAGACCGGGACAGTCGTGCTGGATGCCGACGATGTCGGTGCACTCCCGGACACCACCACAGCGGCAGACCTCGGCGCGTACGTCAAACCGTCCACAGGCATCCCGAAGACAGACCTCGCGAGCGACGTGCAGACCAGTCTCGGCAAGGCTGACACCGCGCTCCAGACCGCACCAGTAACATCTGTAAACGGATCAACAGGGGACGTCACCACACCGAACACAACTTACTCCATCAGCATTTCAGGCAACGTGATAACTCTGACACCGTCAAGCGGAACAGCACAGAGCATCACCCTGCCAGTCTATCAGGGAGGGGTGAGTTAAATGGCAACAACAGTAACTTATAAGGGGCAGACACTGACCACGGTTGACAATCAGGCCAAGACACTGGAAACAGCCGGAACATGGATGGAAGACGATCTGACCCTTGTGGATGTGTCCGGGGGCGGGGGTTATTCAGTGGACGAGTTTGCAGACGGTTCGCTGTCGGGCGCAATCACGCTTACAACCACCACCATCAGGCCGAGAGCATTTAAGGAGTGCAACAGCATCACAAGCGTTACTGCTCCGAACGTGGGCAGGTTGAACGAGCAGATATTCAGCACATGCACAGGTCTGACATCGATCTCATTCGCAGGGGCAACAACAGTCAACAGTTCACAGCAGTTTCTTGGCTGTTCTTCTTTGGTGAACATTGACCTGCCCAACCTGACTGCACCGGCGGGAAACATGTTTCAGGCGTGCGGCAGTTTGGAGTTCGTTGACTTTCCGAAACTGGAACGGATGAACGCCAACAGATTCTTCTATGACTGCAAGAAACTGAAAACGCTGGTATTGCGCCATACATCGGTTGTTCCAATCAATAACGACGTTTTCACTAATACACCGTTTGCAGGTTACGGCGGTCTGACAGGCACGGCATATGTTCCAAGTGCGTTGATCAGTTCATACCAAACCGCAACCAACTGGAGCACGCTGTACAACGGCGGAACGTGCAACTTTGTCGCCATAGAAGGGAGTCCGTACGAATGATCAGACAGGAAACAATCGGCAACAGCATCCGCACATGGTCAGACCGTGGCATGAAGATACACGGCGGCTTCCCAGAAGCGGATTATGATGAAGCGTATGACCCGGCAGATGCGGGCAGAACCTACACCGAGACAGACATTCCGATTGAGGGCGACACAGCGGAAGCAATCGTTGACATTTTGACGGGGGTGAGCGAATGATCACTACAGCGGAAGCCCGGAAGATGCGGGCAGAGATTGAAGAACGGGCAAAAGAACTGCCCGACAGCACAGCGTTTGAAGTTCCGTATATGTTCCCACAGTGGAAGATCAAGGAATATTCCACAGGCGACCGGGTGCAGTACAAGGGCAACCTGTACAAATGCATCCAAGCACACACGGCACAAAGCGACTGGACACCAGACACGGCGGTCAGCCTGTGGGTCAAGGTGGACGATCCGAGCATAGAGTGGCCTGAGTGGAGACAGCCCACAGGCGCGCATGACGCTTATGCCATGGGCGCGAAGGTGAGCCACAACGGCAAGCACTGGATCAGCACCGCAGACGCGAACACCTGGGAGCCGGGCGTTTTTGGGTGGTCTGAGCAGTGATTAATCTCTGCTTCGGCATGCGGACCATTAACGTCACGCAGCTGCCCGGAGGATCTTACAGCCATCCTAATTACGCGATGGATCTGGCAGGCGAGGATGCCGGCATCGACTACTGGTGGGCACAAGGCCGCTGGCGGGTGGTCGGCTTCTTCGGCTATGCCGGAACGATCCTGTTCACGCATGTTGACAGCAGCGGAGATCCGGAGGCAGTTTACTGCGCGGACGGGGTCCGGCGGATCGTAACGCTGGCTCTGACGCATTCCGGCAGCTACTACGTGAAGCGGCCGGAGATCGGCAGAATATACGAAAGCCTCGTGCCGATGTACGAGGAAGGAATGCAGGGACAGGCAACCGGCAACCACATCCATCTGGAGGTGGCGGCCGGTGTCCAGCGCACGAAGATCTGGGACGACCGGATGCGGGTCTGGCGGATGCCGAACGAACTGAACCCGGTCAGGGTAATGTTTATCAATCAGGGCTTCTCCAAGGTGATCAGCACCAAGGGAGCAGCCTTTTCTTTTTGCGAATCCTTAGAGCATGCAGAAGGGGATGAAGAAGACATGCGAACACTTCCGATCGGCCACAGCATAGTCAGCCTGGACGGCGCGGCGGTGCACGTCGTACGGCCGCCGGAGGACTACCAGATGATGATGCTGAGTCCGTCCAAGGAACCAAGGGACACCGCGCTGAGCTACATCAACCGGATCGGGATCCAGGGCTATGACATCTTCGCGACGGTCAATTGTAATTACTTCCAGATGCGCCATGACCAGGCTGATCCATACGGCCAGCACTATGGCGTGGAGTATTCCGACGTGAATGACTTCGCACCGAAGCAGAAACAGTGGCTGGCATACTACGAGACCACCGGCGGCGAGGATAACTTCTGCTGGTCCTCGGATTTCTGGCTGACCAGATCGCAGTGCCGGTGGGCCTGCAGCCCGTACAGCGTGGTGCTGCACAAGGGCCAGCGGATCAACTGGAGGTCCGGAGCGGCCGGAGACAAGGAAGGCACACCGAACACGCAGACCATGGCGTTCAAGGTCGGAGACAGCTGGTGCCTGGCAGTGGCAGAGTCAAAAGTGCTGCCGAAGGAGATGGCGGATCTGGCTGCGGACTACGGAGCAGCCGAAGCATTCATGCTGGACAGCGGCGGATCTTCACAGCTGATCTATAACGGAGACAGCCCTGGACAGGATATCTATTACGGGCAAAAAGTAGTCTATTCCGGGCGGATGATTCCGAACGTACTGGCGCTGGTCCGGAAGAAGAAAGACGCAGATCCGGCACCAGAACCGGACGACAGCGAGATCCAGCAGCTGAAGGAAAAGATCGACAAGCTCGAGAAAGAGAACGCAGTCCTGCGGGCATCCAAGGTGGAACTGCTGAACAGGATCGACCACGCGGCCATGATCCTGGCGGGGGAGGAAACAAAATGAAACTACAGGGAACGATCTGCACAGGGATCGGCATCATCGGAGCGTTCATCGCTTCACTATACGGAGGGTGGACGGACGGAATGACGACACTGCTGATGTTTATGGCCATCGACTACATCATGGGCCTGCTGGTGGCCGGAGTGTGGCACAAGAGCAAGAAGACGGAGGATGGCTGCCTGGAGAGCCGCGCCGGCTGGAAGGGACTGGTCCGCAAGGGCGTGACCATGCTGATCGTCCTGGTCGCGGCCCGGCTGGACATGACCATCGGCACAACGATGATCCGGGACACGGCGGTGATCGGCTTTATCGCGAATGAAGGCATCTCCATCATCGAGAATGCCGGGCTGATGGGAGTTCCGCTGCCGAAGGTAATAACCAACGCGCTGGAGGTCCTGCGCAAGGAATCAGAGAACGCGAAAGTGCCCGGCACCCAGGAGACGGTCATGGTGGATCCGGAAGATCCGCCGGTCATCCACGAAGAAAACAAAACAGAATAAAGCGGCAGCTAGAGAGGAGGTGATCCTCATATCTGCAGCACTGGACTGGCGAATCAACGTCAGCCCATTCAACCAGGGCCCCGGAGAGATCCGGGGTCTTTTTTATTTTTCCCATCTTTTTTGCATATAGTACTAGACAATCGGATGATAATATAGTACTATACAGATGCAGGAGGAAAACAACATGGAAACAAACGAATACAAGGCAATCGGACTGACCGAAAAAATCGGAGCGGAAGCAACGGCCCTCGGAGAATGGATCGAGCGGATCCATTACGACCCGGAAGGGATAACAGATCTGCAGCTCGAGGATCTTTACAAGATCCTGCAGAAACTGATATATGCAAACAGACTGGCCAGCGACATCGCAGCCACCTGCGGAACGGAGGACTGAACATGAAAAAATATACAGCGACATACTTCAGATATAACCCGCAGCTGAGCGCCGGCGGATACAAGACAACCAGAACCATCGAAGCCAGGAACAAGACGGAGGCCACCAGGAAAGCCACAAAGCTGGCCAGCGCCACAATATACGGAAGCATGGCCCTCCTGACAGTAGAACAGGACGAAAAGCAGTAAACACAAACGGCAAGCCCGCTGCCGTAAAAGCGGGCACCAACGGAGGAAGAAGAACATGAGAAGAGATTACCTGGTCATCAATACCACTCGGGACGCATACAGCCCGGACAGCGAACGGATCGACACCATGACAGTCGGCGAGCTGATCAGCATCCTGGAAGATCTGGATCCGGATCTTCGGATCATCACCGGCCACGACAGCAACCGCGCCGGCGGCTGGTACACATACGGAGGAATCACGGCAAGAGACATCATCGAAGGAGAAGACCTGGACGAATGCATGGAGGATGAAGACGAATGAAACACAAGCCAATCATGGAAGGCTGGTCGTGGGATCAGAACGGCGCCGGAACAGCCGGCACATACAGCAAGGACGGCTGGGAGATCT